GCCTACATTCATTGGAAAATGGGTATGGTCAAGGTAATGAAACGTAACGACAACACCCGTTATGTGGACTACAGACGGGAAGCAAAGCCCCCAATCATGCCGAATGTGGGGCTAAAACTAACGTCAGAAGGCATAAAACTGCGTGTTGGCATGGTCAACCGGCACGATTACAGTGAATCCGACCTAAAAGAAGCATTGAGAGGGTAAATATGGCTATTTTGAGAGACTATTGCTGTGACCAGCACGGAATGTTTGAGGCATGGGAGCCAAACTGCCCCATGAAGTTCTGTAAAGGTGAAATTTCCATTGTTCACCTAAAACCAATCGCTATGAAGTCTGACAAGACAAAAGCAACGGATAAAAGGGTAAAACAGCTTGGAATGGACTTCGGAATGACCGATATTAAGACCGCTGGAGAGGGTGAACACCAATCTGGCTACCTTAAACGCAACAACAAGCTGTCAGACAAAGAGTACAAGGAAGCAACAGAGGCGCAAGAAGCCATGCAAGCCAAGCAACCACGCCCCGGTGACTCTGTTATCTGGGGAGGTGGCGGTAACATCAGCATGAAGTCTGTCATGGGTGGACAATTCAAATCTGTTAACGGAGAATCCGTTGGCATCAACCCCAAGGCAGCAGGTGACTTGCGCGGCCCTGCGCCAGCAAGCTACATGGCTGACCCGGACAACCTACAAGTGAGTAAGTAATGCGAATCCCTGCCAACCCCGTAGACCGAGAAATCTTCTACCTTGATGTCATCCAAAAATGTTTGGCATCCCGTGAAGAACGTAAACCTGATTACGCTGCGCTGCGGAGTTGGTATTTGTTTGGCAGCAGCCCTAACGAGCCACCTGCCATCTTCAACAAAATATTTCCTCACATCGACCAACTGACATCGTTCTTGTACTCAGCAGAGACAACACGATTCAGCATCAACACAGGCGCGGCAGTCTCTGACCAAGAACAAGTCAAGGTTCCCGCGCTAACTCGCGCCCTGAATGACGAGTGGCTAAATAGCAACGCTGACCAAGTTTTTTCTTCAGCCGTTACTTGGTCTCTGGCCTACAACTCGGCGTTCATCAAGATTGTGATTAACAACGGAATCCACCCCTACATGGTGGAGCCATCTTGCATTGGTGTCTTGCGTGAAGACACGCCCTACACCGACAGGCAAGAAGCCTTTGTCCAAACTTACTACATCACTAAGTCTGAGTTGTACGCACGTTTGTACAGTCACCCCAAGCGTGACCAAATTGTCAAACGCATCACGACCACACAGCATGAGCGCACGGAAGTTGCCAACGGTATTGAGCGCATCATCATGTCTCAATCCCAACCAGAGATGTACGGTAATGTGAACTTGGATTTGTCGGGTTACAACCGCTACAAAGCTACAGTCGCAGAAGAAACCGTAGAGATGACAGAGTTGTGGATATGGAATGACGACACCAAAGACTACCAAGTTGTTACCAAGGCAGACCCTGACGTTATTATTTATGACAGACCGGGTGAATCAGTATTCCTTAAAGGTGAATTGCCATTTGTGCAAATCTGCCCGAATCCGTTGTACGACTACTATTGGGGCGGTTCCGAAGTTCAGCGTATGGTGTTCTTGCAGGAGCTGCGGAATAAGCGCCTCGCCGAAATCCTAGACCTGCTCTCCAAACAAGTCTCGCCACCTACTGCCCTGATTGGTTTTACTGGCATCTTGGACGAGAAGAACTTTGCTCTCAACCGTGCTGGTGGCTTGCTGTCAACCGACATGCCAAACGCCAAGGTAGAGAAGTTAGCACCCACTATCCCGCAAGACTTGTTCAAAGAAATTGACAAGATTGACGCAATGTTTGAAGAAGTATCAGGCATTGGTAATGTGCTGCAAGGCAAGGGTGAAGCGGGTGTTCGTTCATCTGGTCACGCTTCTCAGCTTGCACGACTTGGTTCTTCACGCGCAAAGAAACGCGCCCTTGTCATCGAAGACTCTCTCGAAAAAGTGGCAACTTTGTATTTGAAATGTATGCAAATTTATGACCCAACGCACTTCACAGACATGGAGGGACGCAAGTTCATTGCTGAACAATTCACCAAAGACTACACAGTCAAAGTTGATGCACACAGCAACTCGCCTATCTTCATGGAAGACATGCGCCAGCTTGCATTTAACTTGTATGAAGCAAAAGTAATTGACAAAGAGTCACTACTTGACTTGCTTGAGCCTCCAATGAAACAATTACTCAAAGACCGTCTAAAGAAGATGGAAAAGAAAGAGGCAGAGGCAGCTCAACAGAAACAATCTCAAGAGCAGCCAAAGTCTCCACCGAAGGAGCAATGATGGCTACACAAGGAATGACAGCACCAAAAGCTGACCAGCCGAGGGTATCAACGGAGTCTCTGAAAAGAGGCGAAGGCGGTGCGGGGTTGACATATCGAACAAGTGGTATTAAAAACTACGGTAATCGCAGTCAACGCCAAACTGAACGCGCAAGTAAGCGCTAACTTTGGAGTACGATATGGCAAGAAAATCAAAGCGCGGCAAAGGCTGTCGTTAAAGTTTCCCCGAAAGGGAAAGGGGTGTGGCTTCCTTCCCCAACCAAAGGTCGCCGCCTCTAACCGGAGAAGACTATGCGTAAAGCTCGCAAAGGCCGTAAGTCTCGCAAGTAATTAAAGGGGGCAACCCCTTTAGTTGCTAGAGCAGCACATCATTGGCAGTTGGATGCAAAATAACTGCCACCTATTGACAGAGTGTTTGTAAGTGGTTACAAACACGGCAAACAGGAGTTTTTATGAGTGTTCCTTCAGACAAATTGATGGAAATGATGCGCGGCCCACGTAGTGCTGGCGGCGGTAATCCATCTGGTATCAATATGCCCGGCTCTGGCCTTGATACTTCTGCCCCTATGGGAATGTCTGACGTTGAAACTCCCCCGATGAGTTCTCCCATGTCTACACCTGAACCAAAGATGGGTAGCAAAGAGGCCGCAATGATTAACTTGGGCATGGCTCAAGACTTGTTGGAGCAATCGCTTCCAGCAATCGGTTCAGATACAGAACAGGGTCGCGCAATTCTTGCTGCGATTGGCGCAATCAATAAGACGCTCGGCCCACGCAAAGGCAAAACAAACGAACTTCAACAATCTGAGATTCTTCAGATGTTGCAGACCCTTCCTCAAGCTGGTGGCGCGACACCTGAAGGCAAGGCAATTTCCCAAGCGCCGATTCCCGGTATGCCTTCCGGCGCACCACAACCCCCCGCAATGTAAGGAGTCCATCATGGATTTGTTTAAGCCACGCGGTGCAGCCGCACCCCGCCGCCCTACTGACAACAATCAGCAAAACGGCGTAGTCACAAACACACCTCGCTTTTCTCAGTTTGGCGGTCTGTCAGCACCTAACAAGGTTGGCAAAACTGGCATGGCTGTTCAAAAGCCCGGTGACGGTAAAAAAGTTATCTAATCAGATAAGAGGGTAAACACATGTCACTTGAAAACGTATCTTTAGAAGCCCGTGATGAGCTTGCTGCTTTGGCGCAATCTCTTGCGGATAACCCTGCAACTCGCAAAGAGTTTCTGCGTATGACCAAAAAGGTCAAACCAGACCTTCTCATCCCCGAACTTGAAATTGAAGACCACACGAATAGTGCTATCAGCAAGTCTGATGCCCGTGTTCAGGCTCTTGAAGCCAAGTTACGCGAACGTGATGCTATTGAAGAACTCAATAATCGCCGTTCTTCGTTGATGAAAAAGGGCTTGATTACTTCTGAAGATGAAGTCAAGGATGTGGAAAAAATTATGCTGGAACAAGGTATCACAAACCATGAGACAGCCGCTCAGTATCACGCATGGATGAAACAGGCCGCTGTGCCTACTTCTTCTGGATACAACCCTTCAGCAGTCAAACAATTTGACCTGAACAAGTATTGGAAGAACCCCGCATCCGCTGCGCGTAATGAGGCAATGAATGCACTCAACGAACTGCGTAATCCACGCCGTCCGATTGGGCTGTAAAGAGGGTATTGGCGAGAATGAGAATTCTCTTTTCTAATCGTTCGTAAGGAGGCCTTATGGCTATTGGCGGCGGCATCCTACCAGCTACAGGGTCATCTCAGTTTAATGAACTGACCTACGTAACTCGTAGAGCCTTTATTCCCAAGTTGGTTGTCCAACTTTACAACTCGACACCTTTGATGGCGGCATTGATTGCAAACAGTCAACAAGCTAGCGGCGGTGTTTCTTCCGTAACCGTTCCCGTTCAAGGCGCACAGTTTGTGAATGCCCAATGGTCTGACTACAGCGGCTCGTTCGCTCAACCGTCAGTCCAACAAGGTGCTTACAACGCTGAATTCGACCTGAAACTGATGATTTCTCCCGTGCCGTTCCTCGGTATGGAAGGCGCAGTTCAGCAAGATGCAGCCATCATTCCATTGATTGAAGCTCGTATGAACGATGCTACAAACGTGATGATGGACGCAATGGCAACAGCCTTGTACAACAACACCACAAACACTCAGCAGTTCATCGGTTTGCCAGCCGCTATTTCCTCTTCAGGAACATACGGCAACATCAACCGTTCAACTTATAGCTGGTGGCAATCGAAACAGTACGCTGCTGGTAACGTGAACCCAACCCGTCAAAACGTGTTGCAATACATTTCTGGTACTGTGAAAAACGGTGCTGAAATGCCTAGCTTCGGCGTTTGCGGTTTTGGTACATGGACATTGTTGGCTCAAGACTTCGTAGGTCAAGAGCAATACGTCATCACTCCCGGTTCAGGTTTTGATGGTGACACAAACGGCCCACAAGCTGCATTCCGCGCTTTGATGGTTGCTGGTGTGCCAATCTATCCAGACCCATACTGCCCTGAAGGTACGATGTACTTCATCAACACCAACTACCTGTCGCTCTACATCCATGAGCAAGGTTCGTTTGTGTTCACCGGCTTTGAATCAACTCTCCCCAACTGGCAAATCGGCTACGTTGGCGCTGTGTTGATGATTGCTGAGTTGATTAACGTCAAACCTAAGGCCATGACCCAAGTGACCGGTTTCAACTACCTCTCACTGTAAGGAGCAACAAATGGCATTAGCATTAAACAAAATCGTTCTTGCAAACGCAGTAACTAACAGCGCAGGTGCTTACCTGCAAGGCGTGACAATCTCCAGCGTAGGTATCGGTAACACTACCGCTATGAACGCTGGCGCTTCTACCGCTCAGTTGGTTCCTGCTGGTGTGTACATCTTGCCTCAAACCACAAACAACGTGGCTATTGAAGTGAATGCCTACACTGGCTCTGCAAACGCTTGGACTACTTACATTGCAGCTAACACTGGCGGTACTGTCATTTCTGACGGTTACAACGTCCGTGCAAACGCAACTACAAGTACTCAGACATTGACTCTGTACACTGTCAACGGCGGCAATACCGCTCCCGGCACATTCACGAGTTAAGGAGTAGCACATGTCTAGTTCAGATTCAGTAGCACAAAATACAGCGGTTAGCTTTGGCAACTACGCTATTGCTACCGCTACAGGTGTGCCTCTTGGAACTACAGGCAATGCTGTTGTCGCTCTACCAATTCTTAGCGGCGGTCTCACAGTTGGGGCTACCGCTAACGCATCGGGTCAAGTAATTGTTCGGCGCGTCACTGTTCAAAACCCAAATGGAAACGTTGGTACTGCCAACGTATCTATCTTGACAAGTAATGACGGTAACGCAAGTAACGCTCTGGTTTCAACTGTACAGTTGTCAAACCTGACTGCTACCGGCACTTATCAAGATTTGACAGTAGCTACACCCTATAGCACTACAAACGCATTGAATGGAACTATTACACAAGCTCTGTTTGTGAAAGTGGGAACGGCAGTATCTGGCGGTACTGTTGACATTCGTGTGTATGGCGATACTGTGAGTTTCTAATGGAACTTCTTTACGTAACCAATAATTCAGACAAGGAACTTGTTGCAACTTTCTCTTTTGAAAGTTACAAGTTTCCCGCGAACGAAACTGTTGCCTTGTCGCCTGAAGCGGCACAGCACATTTTTGGTTACGGCAAAGAAAACAAGGAACCGTATTTAGCCCGTTTGGGTTTTATACGGCTCCACTCCGAATTGGAACAAGCGTTGGAGAAACTGTCGAAGTTTGAAATTTCCACAGAACCTCCAACTGAAAAGAACCGCTCGTTACCCTCGGCGGTCGGCGTAGTACCCCTGCGTGTTGAGAAACGCGCCGGGGGAAAGTCGTTCCCTAGGGCAGCTTAACATGGACGTTACATGGCAACCCTTTCATCCTACATTACGGATGTCCAAAGACTTTTGCATGATGCAAACTCAGTCTTTTGGTCAACAACGGAGCTAACGGACTACATCAATCAAGCCCGTGAGCGCGTTGTTAGGGATACTGGTTGCCTACGTACAATTCAATCTACTTACACCCCGGTTTCCGCTGGCGGGACAGTAGCTGTTCCTTGGAATGCTGGAAATGTTGTTACTGCTGGTCAGTACGTTTTCTCTGGCATTTTTGTCTATCAAGTTATTACGGGCGGTGTTCTTCCAAGCACCGTTCCTCCCTATCCATACGGTAATCAAGCGTACCCACCAAGTACGCCTTTTTACGTTGGTTCAATCCAGTTGCAATATGACTCTCCCTGCGAGGTCATCAACTTTTCTGCATTGCCACAAGGCATTCAAACACTGGATGTGTTGAACCTGAATCTGTATTGGGGTAACAGTCGCAT